AGACAATTGAAGCGGGGGTAAGGGCCTGGGAAGTATCGGTTGCGGCCTGCCGAAACAAAGCTCCCGACTTGGAGCCGACTGACTGAGCAAGCCTCTTGTTGGCTGCATAGGCAAGATCATTAACCATGCCGCCAGAAAGTGTGGTGCTCATATTGCTCTCCTGTTATTCTTCTATGATTACAGGGTCGGCTTCAGCCATTGTCTCAGCCGCTTTTTTAGCTGCTTTCTTAGCCGCTTTGGCGACCCTTTTGGCCTCGTCTGCCTTTCTTGCAGCCTCTTCAAGCGCCCGCTTTTTGGCCAATCTAGCCTGTTCTGCCAGAATGAATCCGCACAAACCCATGATTATCCTCTTGATAAATACGCCCTACGGGCACAAACCCGCAGGGCGTATGTTTAGTACTGGTCCAAGACTACTTAGTTGGTGACAAGCTTGACAATCTTGACGTTTTTGGTCTCGTAAACCCGCGACCAGTTGCTTCCAATTTCGCACTCGGCGTTGGTTGGGAAGCTGCCACCAACAGAATCACTGACAAACTTTACGCCCCTTGGGTGGAGGATGAAGTGACGCCGATGGATGAGGTAGTCGTTGCCAGCCAGGGAGTTACGGTCAGTCTCAACCGGAACCGGGGCATTACCTTCACCGCGAGCAATGGCTCCAGGGCCGAACAGATAGGTGGTGTATTTGTAGCCATCGGTGCTGCCATCTTCCTTCGGGCAAGTGTCGTCAACGATTACCTGACGACCCAGGAAGTAGGGAACCCTGGCAACAGCGCTGGAAGCAGACTCAATGCGGTTGCCGTTGGAATCCAGATTGACGTACTCAATCAGGTTGAGCTTCTGGAGGCGGGTGTAGGGGCCGGAGTGCATGATCATGGCGGTCAGGCCCTCAGCCTCATCGCCCAGCTTTGCCGCTGCGTCCAGAACAACCCCGCCGCCCATAACGGTAGCCTCGGTCTGCTCGGAAATCTTCTCCTTGGCGACATCATGGACATGAGTAGCAGCCAGGGCAGTGGCGAAGATGCCCTTGAGAGTACTCATAAGAAGGGCCTGCTCCCGGCGATTCCAGTATTCGGCAACCAGATTAGCAATGGCAGCCATGGGATCGTCGCCAGAAAGGGCCTTGGCCAGATCATTGACGCCCCAAGCACGGCCACGGGCATGTAGGACAGCGATATCTTGACCAGAGGTGATAGCGCCAGGATCAAGGGAAGCACCGTCGCTGAGCACTTCATCATTGCCGGTAAGATCCTGCCAGAAGGGCACGTTGACCAGGGTGCCGCCAGAACGGGCCAGCTCGTCAAAAGTAGGGTTAGGAACAACGATACCGGACTGGATCAGGCGGGACTTGGCCGCCGTCCTTTCGATAACGTAAGGCACAAATACATCGGGAACAACTACGTCATTGATTTTAGTAACAGCCATGAGAATTATCTCCCTCTCAGCGTTTTATTTATGTAACAAGTTATTGACGATATAGACTAATAAACAAAATTCAGCATCAAGCTGAAGGGAGGCTTCAAGCCTTTTACCCGGTGTAAAGCACAGCGCCAGCCTCAGTGGCTAGACGTTTTGCCAACTCGGGATTCTCTCTGACGATCCGGCCCTGCTCCGTAAGATTGAGAGTCTCTTTCTTCCAGGGGTTGACCTGCTTTCCAGAGCCGCCACGTTCAGTCTTCGACCCGGCCCCAGCAACGCCGCCTTCAAAGAGAACCGCAAATTGGGGGTCTTGCTTCATCTCTTCAAGACGCTCTTTGATGGTCATGGGGTCGCCCTTCGAGTTCAGCCGGTGGGTGCCGTCCTCATTGAAGAGCTTGACTACACGCCGCTCGTCATCGAGTGTTACAACCCTGGCTTCCCGGCCCATCCAAAGGCTAAGAAGCATGGGATTGACGCACTTGGCAGCCGATGCCTCAATGGCAACGGCATTCTCCAAAATAGTATTGTTCAGCTCAGCCTGGAGCTTGGCAATTTCAGTATCTTTCTTGGCGATGGCTTCGTCTTTCTTGGCCAGCTCTTTGGCATGGTTGTCCATGATGATCTGCTTGGCCTTGTCCCACTCGCCCTTGGTCTCAAGCTCTTTCTGCTCGGCCTCTTTGGCCTTTTGCTTGAGCTGCTGGTATTCTTCCATATCGACAGAATCCAGTTTGCCCAGCTTTTCCTCGGCGGCCCGAAGCTGGGTGCGCCACTTAGCAGCCTCATCCCGCAGGCCCTTGACATAGGACTCGGAGTAGAGCTTGTCCTTTTCCTTCTCGGCCTTCTCTTTCTCAAGCCGCTCTTTTTCGAGTCTCTCTTTTTCAGCCTTCTCAGCCGCCTCTTGCGCCTTCTTCTCTTCTTCAGTCATTGCTCTTTTGCTCCATCAAGGAATTGAAATAGAAAGCCCCATGGAAAGGCTTCAAACCTTCCACGGGGCCAGTAAATAAAACCAGCTATGCCCACCCCCAAACATGCCCCTGTGGGCTCGAATTTGGGGTGTTTTAGCCACTTACTTAAAAAGGGGGTGTCAGAGACTATGGCCTCTTTTTAATCAATTTGAGATGTCTGCTGTAGATTGGCTTTCTTGGCCAAATCAGCCATGTGTTCATCAAGCTCGATCAAAAAGCTGGTGAGGAAATCCCGCAGGGCGGCGATATTCTCGCGGCCATAAAGAGAAACCGACTCGCCATAGGAATGGATGGCAATCTCGGCACTGGGTTCAAACTCATGGCTCCTGCCGTCAAGCCGGTATTCGCCATGGACAAAATCATCAGCAGAGGGAAGGACTGCGCCCATGATAACACGATCCTTCCCGTAATTATGAGTGATATTCATTTAGTTGCTTTCTCCAGGTTGTTGTGGATTCTGGCCCGGAATTCCCTGTTGTTGTGTAAAAGGCTTGTTTTGGTCAAAAGGGAAGCGGGGCAGCTTGGCCGCCTCTTCGTCATCTTTGGCCTGCTCGTCGATCTCTTTCTCAATAGTTGCAGCAGTCTTTTGATTCAGCCTTGGCAGAGTCCTTCCGACAAGGGCTTTGTGCAACTGCTTGGTAAAAGTCTTACTGATATCCAAAAGGGTCAGCTCTTGTACCAAGGCTACTTCATCAGCCAAGGACTTGACATTAAACTCATCAGGATAATCAATAACAACTTCGGCCTTAATGCCGCCCATAAAAAGCTTGAAGATTTCGACAATTTCCCGCTCGGCCTGCTCGATATTGTCAGCCTTGCTGGCAAGCAGCTTGTTAAGCTTGTCAAAATCATAGGCTTTAGCAACGCCTGAGTTTTCTTTGATCTCGGTAGCAGTTTCGCCCTGAAGCCCAAGCGAGGCATAAAGCTGCTTGACCTGCTTGCTGATCATGTCCAAGACAAAAGTGCTTTGGCTCGCATCGGGACTAATGAACTGCGGTGCCGCCTGAGCCTGGGCCGAGTAGAGAATAACCCTATTGCCAGCCAGGGTCAGAAACTTCTCCCGTAACTTCTTGTCTTCCAGAATATCGGCAGGCAGTCCCTCAACCGGGAAGATCAACTGGCTGAAAGTCTGATCATTGACAATGACGTCCAGCCTTGACCAGTTGTTCATAATGGCTCGGTCCAAATAGGCCACATCGGCAACTAGAGACTGGCCGGTGTATTCGTCCTGCTCTTCCGAATCCAGAATGACAATAGGAACCCGCCCCAGCTTGGTGTCGCCCTCTTCAATCAATGCGCCCTTGTCGTCGTAAAGATAGAAATGATCAGGTAGCCACAAACGGTAGCGATCCTCGACATCGCCACTGGAATTGAATGGATCTTCGTCGTCGCGCTTTTGCTCAAGAACAAGCGCCCATCTGATCTGGCCCAACTCATCAAAGGAAATATCAAGGACGTTCTGCGGGTAGACCATGTAGCAGTAAGGGAAAGCCTCTGGCCGGAGATTGTCGCCCTGGGTTCCAGTGATCAATTCGTCAGGCAAGGGCGGCTTGTCACAGACAATATAGACCCGACCCATAATGGAAGAGAAAATGCTGGCCAGCTTCATAAAGCGATCAATGGGGCGGCCCCTGCCATCGAAGTTGTCAAAGAACTTCTTGATGAGAGCGTTCTCGGTCTGCCTGAAGGCGCTTTCCTTAAAGAGATAGGAATTGACCATATCGATAACCCGCTTGGTATGGTTCTCCCGATAGCCACGCTCTTTTCTCTTGGCAAACTCTTCCTCGCCCTCTTTGAAATACCGGAATAGATGCTTATTGATGTAACTAGGGCCGCCAAGATAGCTCTCCAAGAAGAATTGCCAGCTCAAATTATATTCTGCGTATTTCGGATGTCGTCTTATCAGCACTCTGTTTGAATTGATGTTTGCCGCCATGCGTCTTGTCCTGACTTTCTAGTTGATTGTAGTACTGCCTGTGTCATCTGGATTTGTCAAATGACTCTGCAAAACTATCCCCTGCCGATTAGCCTGCATTTGGGCTATGATGGCCGCTATAATGGAGTTTCTCTTCATCTCATTATCTTGAATTTGAATAACTGAGATGGCCAGGCTTTTGAGCAGTTCGGCATGTTTCTTACGCCAGCATTGAACACTGCCGAAGCAGAATAAAATGGCAACAACAAACAACAAGTCGATAATGACCTGAACTACTTCCATTATTTTCTCCCATAGTTCTTGCCACTGGCTTTACGCTTGAGTTGCTTCTGCTGACCTGGCCTTCGCTTGCGTTTTGTCTCAGTGCTGGGCGCTATCGCTATTAGATGGGTAGCCATGGGACAAAATCCAAAACGCCACTGGGCTGACGGATTGGCGTAGATGGAACAAGTCAAATCATCTGCTTTCAAACAGCCATTACACTTCTCGTGAATTGGCAAGATTTCAAGCTCTGGCATGGCGTATTTAGCCATTTTCTTCCCCCTCGATGTTTGCCTATGGAAGTGAAAATTGCTTGTAGCAGTTGGGACATCG